GGGAGGAGATATACATCTTTCTTATGGGAATGCAAATCAGCCTAATAATAGCTTTCAAGATCCTAGGGGCTATTTCAGTGGCGGGCAAGGAACTCAAGAGAACTTAAAAGCTCTAGAGGGTTGGTATAAAATAAAATGGAAAAGTAAACGTCCGGCGTTTTTAATAAGTGAAACTGACCCAGGTGATACTTACGAGGTTGAAGAAGAGTTTTGGGTAAGAGGCCGCGTGGTTAAAGATTTTGTATCTATGAATGGCCCTAGACCAACAACAGAATACCCAAACCCAAGAACGGGCGAAGCGCAATCAGAAACCGCGGACAGGCATAGGGAAATGCAAGCAATACAAGATAGAATAGATGATTTAAAAGATTTAAAAAAGAGCGCAGATTTAACTCAAATATTTAAAAAACTTCCTATAAGAAGTACTTTTGAACTACCGGTAAATATCAACACTATTAAACAATATTTAACCTCTGAACCTAGAGCGCCACTTCATAATCTTTTGAAAAAGGTATTAGCATCTGTAAAGGAAACAGTTCCTAATATGCAAATATCTATGAGGCCACATCCATCAGATACCTCATATATAGATGTGTTTCCCAGTGCGCTAAACTATGACGGTGCTGTTCAAGAAGTTTTTACAGAGGTTGAGATAAGTGGTTCATCAACAGATCCGAATCAAATAAATATCAATCAAGCCGGTGCGGATATAGAGAGACTTCAACAAAACAATCCACAAGGATTATTAATTTCTGAAAAAGTTATGGTTTGTCAGTTTGGAATGGGTCATTCATTAGTAGAAAATTTTGGCTTATCTTCTAAAATAGATCCTACAGCCTTTGCGGCATTTAGATTGCCAGCAGTGGTAGGTGGCGCAGAAATGGACGTTTTAGCTGCCCTACGTAATACTCAACTTGGCAATGGTGAAGCTTTTGAAAATCTTCTAGGAGATTTTGCACAAATATTAAAAGGTGGTCTAACAACAGGCATGGAGGGTCTTAAAAAATTAAAGATAGTGGAAGAAGTCGATGGCGGGACGTTTAATGTTAATACAGAAAATCTTACGGACTTTTTATTAACCGAAAATGTACCTGCTATTTCAAAAGCAGCTGTAGGTTTTGTAGAAGATATGATGGCTCAAGATGTAACGGTATATAATAAAATATTATTAATGCAAAATGAATACTTTATGAATAAACAAAGATCAGAGCAAGGAACTACAGGCTCAACTCATATTTCTGGTCGAAATGGTGGAAGTAAGTTTTATGGTAATGTCTTGAGTACTTTTTTAAGAACTGCTACTCTTACTATTCATGGAACTACTGGCTTAAATGTATTCAATTTGATTTACCTTAAAGGGCTTCTAAGTGGGGTGGAGGGATTGTATTTGATTAGTAGTGTTAACGAAAGTATTGCGGCATCTACCTTTACAACCACCTTAGAGTGCAAGTTAATAGAATATGTTAATAATAGTGCTAAAACTAATCCATTGGCATACAAAGGCCAATCTGATCTTAATCGTTTGGCAACTATTATTGAAGAAGGCAAAAGAAAAGAAGAAATCGAGTTTGGTCAGCATTATAATCTTGTTGATTTGAATACATATATTACAGCTATTGACGAGAGTGACGGTACATTACAAGATTAGTATAGAAAAATAGTAAATATTATTAATATAAAGATGTAACTATATTTTGAAAGGAAGTGTATGAAATATTGGGGGGAAATACAGGAGTCTGCTATTATAGAGTTTAATACAGATAGTGACACACATACGAAGCACAAGGTTTATAATGAAGTTATTTTACCTGCCTTTTTAAAACTAATAGAAAACATCTATTATACTTACAACTTTAATAAAATACTTTTTGACTATCAACAGACTCAACATGAAGCTATGGCTCACTTATATGAGAAGTTGAGTAAGTTTGATCCTACTTCTGGTGCTAAGTCATTTTCTTATTTTGGCACCATTGTAAAGAACTGGATGATACAACAATCTAATGCTGCTAAAAAGCAAGTGTTTGTTGATAACGAAAATGCTGATACTGTTGTGTTTGATAAGAGTATGGAAACTTATCAAGACAATGAGAAGATGGAAGACGATTATGCTTTTATAGGTGGCCTTACTCAACATTTTGATAGTTTAATGGCTCAAGAAACATTAAACAAGGATGATATAGCTGTTTTAGAAATAATAAATGATATACTGAAAAACTATCACAAGTTTAATATTTATAATAAGAAACAACTATATGTCTATGTAAGAGAAGCAACCGACTTGCCAAGTAGAAAGATAACTAAGTCTATTAAAAAGATAAAGCAGACATATATGGTTTTAAAAGATGACTACTTCAACTGAAGATAAGTTTAAAGATGTGCCCGATGAGAAAATAGCATCCTTATTTCTTCAAGGTATTCAAGTTTATGAAGACCAAATTGAACTAATGGATTATGTTAGAAAAAAATCCATAGAAGTAAGGAATGATTTAGTAGAGTTAGAAGAAGAGCTGGTTAAAAGAAAAATAGAAATAGAAATAAATGAAGAGCCACCAGAAGCGGAAGAAGAAAAATGAATCAAACTCCTTCTATAGATAGATTATTTGAGTCTGGCAGTTATCAAGAAGACTTATATAGTAGTGCGCTTCAATGGGAAACTCCCGATTTTTTTATTTTAAAAAGAGCCATTGTTATTAGTGTTAAAATGGGAGTTAATACCAACGACCAAACTTCTGCTTTTCTTCCTCAATATTCTATTAATGCTAGAGTTATTGGTGAAGGTATTGGTACAGCTATTCCAGAAAATGATATTCCAGAATGGTATACTCCATTAATACCAAATGCTATTATGGTTATACCCGAAGTGGGAGAGCAAATTTTAGTTATTCACGAAACCTTAAAATCTAACTCCAAAGGGTATTGGATAGGAAGAGTAAATGACTCTGATCAAATGACTCTTAAACTTACTAATGAACAAAGAAGAGAAAACAACCCTCTTTCTTTATCTAGATATGGAAAATCTTTTGATGTAAAAACACTCAACCATAGATCAAAACAGGGAAACTCTTACGTTGAAGGAAAGAAAATATTCCAGTTGCCCGGACAGTTAGGTGATGTTATTATTCAAGGACGCAGCGGAAGCTACACACGACATAGTTTCAACCCTATGTCTGGAACTAGTCTTAAGCCCGGCGTTTTGGAAATGGGTATATTACAACCAAGACCATACCAAGTTTCTGTTCTTCCAACTATGGGTGCTTCTTATACTAAAACAGCCCATTTTAGTAATAGTGTTGTATCAGCTTTGGGTTCGGAGTTTAATAAACAAACTCCTAATAGGGGAGATATAGTTACAGAGATGATACCAAACGAAAACCCTATGCTACCTTCTACATCTATAAGGGCAGAAGCTAAGAAAAACTTTATTGTTAATATTGCTAATGAAATATATAATGTATCCAATACTACTGATTCAGAACCATCCATGTATAGGCAGGTTTTAGGAGAAAAATTAAAAGAATATTTTACAGAACAAGATCAGTTAATAAGAGGCATGTTAACGTCTGTTAAGGGCATTGTTAATACTATGACTTTATTGTTTAACTCTTACATAGATCATACTCATACTATTCCGGAAATCAATATTGATATTCCCGATAAAGAAATTGAGTTTGATGATAGGATTAACTTGGGTATTAAGTTAGAGCCTCAAGATCCTATTAGTGTTTTTGTTCCCGCCACTACAGTAGATGTGCCTGGAAGTGGCTCAAGAAATGTTAGTAGAACGGTAATGACTCCTATTGGCCCAAAATTTGTTACTGAAGAAGTTGCAGGAACCCCTGGAACAAGTGTTACCATTCCATCTAAATTTATTAGCGTTCCTCAACCAGATAAGGCGGTTAATAGAGGCTATAGGACGCAAAAAAGAACAAAGACAATAGAATACGAAAAGATAAGTATTGGAGGGGCTGCTAACCCAAGAAACACTACTACTATTGAAACAGATATAGTAACTGATAGAGTTCAAAATGATATGAATGATTTGAAAGATAGTTTTGATGAAACTAGAGATGGCTTTATTGCGTTAATAGAGCGGTTTGAAGAAGTATATAGTCAAAGACAATATATAAACTAGAGATATGTTATGGGAATAAACTTAAAATTTCCTTTACGTTCTTATCGTAGAGGTTTTTTTGAAATGAACAATACCACCACTGCTGCTGTTAGAGAGAATATAAAAACTCTTTTGATGACAGTTAAGGGAGAAAGAGTGGTTAACCCAGATATTGGAACTAATATTCCTACTCTCATGGGTCAGTTATTTGAACAAGTTGAGCCAGGCGAGATGGAAGCTCAGATTGGTTCAGAAATAGAAACCGCTCTTGAGGTATGGATGCCAGAAGTGAAAATGACTTCAATACGTGTATATACACAAGAAACTGTGCCAGGAGGAACGGCACTAAATCCAAATGATATTTTAGTAAGAATGGAATATGAATATTCAGGTATACCCGATATGATAGATTTAGATTATGCTGTCGCGACAGCGCGGGGCTAACAATATAAAGAGATAAGAAATGCCAGACTATCAATCAACAAGACAATCAGCTAAACAATCACCTAATATTAGCTATCTATCAAAAGACTTTGATTCTATTAAGTCGGACCTTATAGACTATCTGCAAAGATACTTTCCGGATGACTATAGAGACTTTAATGATGCTTCTGGCGGAATGGCTATTGTTGAACTATTAGCTTATATAGGCGACACTATGTCGTTCTATATTGATAGACAGGTTAACGAGGGCTTTTTGGATAGAGCGTTAGAGGAAAAAAATATTTTTTCTTTAGCTCAAAACTTGGGATATAAACCTAAGTTTGCCAGACCTGCTATAGCTGAACTATCAGTTAGTGCAACTTTTGATGACTCTACTTCTGGTGCTTCTTTATTTGTTTTAAAAAAAGGGTCTAAAGTAGTTAGTAACTTTGAGCCTTCTGTGGAGTTTGAAATTTTAAATGATGTTGATTTTGGTAACGCTGCTAATAGAGTAACAACTAAAATAGGAAACACAACACAATATTCAGTTACTAGTGTTTCAGCTATGGCTGGTTCTACTAGAACATTTTCATATAAAGTTAATGATGCTGTTCCTTTTTTAAAACTAACCTTGCCCGATAATGATATAACAGAAGTGGTTTCCGTAACAGCGTCTGACGGTAAAGAATATTTTGAAGTTGATAACCTAGCGCAAGGCCAAATATTTACAGGATATAAAAACACAACTTCTTCTTCGGGAGATGCAGAGTATATTCTTCAATATAAAAAGATACCTTATAGGTTTACTCGTCATGTATCAAGCAATGGTGATACTTCTATCATTTTTGGTTCGGGAACTACTGATTTACAAGATTCAGAGATAATACCTAATCCCGAAGATTTTGTATTGCCGCCTACTTTAAGAGGCTCACCTTCTGGTTTTGCTCCGGCAGTTGTAGACTCTTCTAACTTTTTGAAAACAAGTGGGCTTGGATATGCGCCAAGAGATGTTACTATAGATATCAAGTATAGATATGGTGGCGGTAATGCTACTAATATTGGGCCAAGAACTTTGGATTCATTTGTATCTAGAGTTATTTCATTTAAAACCTCTAACTACTCTACCTCTAATCCAGTAGTTGCTCAAAATGTATTAGGCACCTTAAGTGTAAGTAATTTAAATCAAGCAACTGGGGGCGCTGATAGAGAAAGCAGAACGGCTATTAGACAGAATGCTTTACAATATTTTAACTCTCAAAATAGAGCGGTTACATTAGAAGATTATCAAGTAAGAGTTCTATCAATGCCAACAGAGTTTGGTTCTGTATTTAGAAGCTATGCTAGGAAAGATCCTAATAATATATTGGGCGTTGAATTGATTACATTGGCTCGTAATGCTTCTGGTGCGTTAACTTTACCTACAGGAGCCTTACAAAATAATATAGAAACTTATCTTCGACAGTTTAAGTCATTTTCTGATACTGTAAGAATCACGGCTGGTCGTATTTGTAATATTGGTATTGATTTTACTATTGTTCCTAATCAAGATTTTAATGTTAACGATGCCTTATTAGATTGTTTTATTTTATTGAAACGCATTTTTATTTTAGAGAACACTAACTTTGGCGCTACTTTGGTAAGCTCAAGTTTGATAGCTCGATTGCAATCATTAAATAAGGTTAGGTCTGTGGTAGATTTTAAAGTAACAAGTAAGTTTGGTTCCATTGGTGGTCGAGCATATTCTGGTTACCAATGTGATATACCAGCTAACACTGAAAATGGAATTATATATTTCCCCGAAGATACTTGTTGGGAGCTTAAGTATCCGAATTTTGATATTGTTGGGAGAACCTCATAATGGCCACTATAGCAAGAGCTTTTGCGACTAAAGATACATGGATTACTGAACAAAGTGTTACATCAAACTTTGGGGCTTCTCCTATATTGGAAACATGGACTAAGTTTAACTCTACTTTAGCTGATCCAGTAAAACAAAGATCCAGAATATTAATACAGTTTGACTTATCAGCATTAAGTTCAAGTATTGTAAGCTTGGCTAAGTATCCTGACCCAAGAACAGACTCTACTGTTACTGCCTTCTTGTGTATTAAAAACGCAAAGCATGGTCAAGTTCAAGCTGAAAACTTTACACTTGATGTTTTTCCTCTAACTGCATCTTGGACGGAAGGTCAAGGTGTGGATAATGATACCTTTAGTCAAACCGGATATGCTAATGCTATCAGCGCTTCTAATACTAATGCTTGGAACTATAATAGAGGTGGAACTGGTGGTAATGTATATATTGGTTGGGACAATAGAGAGTATGATTCTAATAGTGCTTCTCAATATTTTGAAACTGGTCAAGAAGATTTAAAAGTAGATGTGACAGATTATTTCAAAGCTTATTTAAACTACGCTACAGGAACAAGTGTTGCAGCAGGCGGTAGTGCTGATTATGGTTTTTTGGTTCGTATGTCGGATGCTCAAGAATGTATAACAGCCGGTGAAGCAACTTCTGCTGGCGTAGCTACGGCTACAGTTTCTTCAAGTTTTTATAGTAAGAAGTTTTATAGTAGACAAACTAATACAAGAAAACAACCATACATTCAGATGGAATGGCCTGGCGAAATAAAAGATAATAGAAATAGTATTGTGTTTGGTAAGACAGCTAACTTGTATTATTATAGTTTGATAAATGGTGAGTTAGCAGACTTAAATGATTCGGGACCATTTCCTGGCTATGTTAACTTAAGCGGCAATGGAACGAGTTTAGCGGGTGCGGTAGGAGGAAACTTAACAGCTAGTCGTGTTTCTAAAGGAATATACAAGTTAGCTATTGGGTCAGCTACTAATGGGGCCGGTGGTGCAAGCCCACTTACAGGTATTAATATTGCTACCTCAAGTAGCACAGCATTTGTTGATACTTGGGTTGTTACAACCGCTGGCGAAGAGATATCTAATAGCTTCTCTTTTGATTGCACTCTACCTGTGTCTGGTTTTCAAGACTTTAAGACAGCTAACTATGAAGTATCTTTGTCTAACTTAAGAAATAGATATGAGCAAGGAACGTATCAACGAGTTAGAGTTTTTGTAAGAGACAAAACAACTCAATGGCAAGCAGTAACAGGAACAAGTACAGCTATGAGTAATAGTGTTATTCAAAGTGGCACTATAGAAGTAAGAGAGTTAGTAACAAATGATGTTGAAGTGCCAGCCTTTGGTCTTTCATTTGATAAAGACGGTAACTATTTTGATTTGGATACAAGCTTGCTGTATGAGGGCATGAGATACAAGGTTGTGTTAAAGTTGAATGCGAAGGGCGAAATATTACAATATGATAAGCCGGATGATTGGAACTTCCAAATAGGTAATGTGTATGACATAGACTATAAGTCGGGATATTAAATAAATGGCTGATGGAATAACATTTGATAGTTTAGTAGCCTCTCTATCGGGACTAGGTGCTGCTAGTGGTCAGTTGGCAGATATCTCTGCCACCGGTCGTAGCGCTAGAGTTTTGCCTCTTATTGACTATAATGATTTTTCTCAACATATCTTTTTTGGTAACGCAGTAAGAAAGTATGATTCAGTAAGAAAGAAGATTATTGATGAGTATCCTATTGGTCTTTCTGGATTATCTGCGGGTGCTGAGTTAACCAGTGATGCAAACGCAGGAATTAAAGCAGTTTTTGAAGTAGATAAGTTTCGTAAAGAAGCTGATGGCTTTACCTTGTATGTGTTAGATAGACTTGGTGTTACTGGTAATACTTCCGGCAATGTAAATGCTACTTCTAACAATACTGTTTTATCCAAAAATCAAAAAGGCGAAAGTGTTCCTCTTATAGCTTTGTATAGAAATACTAGCAATGCTATCACTGGTAGTCAAACAGGAATGATAGAGTCTATTTCTGCGAGGGCGCATAACTATGAAAATGAGCAACTTAATGTTATAGATCAAACTGCTGGTACTGCTACTGAAATAGTAGGATCATCTACTGGTGTTCATCGTTCTCAAGTTATCTTTGGTTCTACTGCCGAAACTATTATTACAAGAGCGGAGAAGTTACAGAACTTGTTACCAGCTACATTGTTTACAGGTGATGATCAAGATGTGTTGGCACGGCTGTTAGCTGCTTTTGGTGATGAGTTAGATGAAATAAAGGCTTTTGCTAATCAAATACCATCAGTAAAAAATATAGACTATGGTGAGATTAATAGAACTCCAAGTAAGTTTATTCCTGTGTTTCTAAAACAGTTTGGTGTTCAAGTATTTGAAAACGCAAGAAAGAGTGCTGTTGTTGATAGTATTGTTGAGGCTTCACCGAGTGGGTACACAACTCAACAGATAAACTACGAGATTTGGAATAGAATACTTAATAATGTAATGCACCTTATCAAAACTAAAGGCACAAGAGAAACCTTGGAGTCTATTGGTAGAATATACGGTGTAGATAGAAACTTTTTGAAGGTAAATGAATATTCTATTTTTGCAAAACCCATTCAAGTAACTGAAGTAGAAGAAGTTGATGTTCCAGCCCTTTATGCTACAGGCTCTAACTATGCACAAACAGTAGCTAATAAGTCAGCTTCTGTTTTTGACTTTCAACCTAGTGATA